CTCTTAAACCACATGGTCTTGCCTAATCCTTGTGCTCCTTGGAAGACTAAGATACCTTCTAGTTCGACACCATTGGGCTCATAACAAGCTGCCACACAACTAATTAACCATTTCTTGAGCAACATGTCTTTCAGAGCTTCAGGTGTACTCGAAGTAATCGTCTTCAGGAACTCTGCAATCCTAGATGTTCCATCCCAAGGCTTGCTTTCGATCCATTCAATGACAGGATTGTATTCATTAGCGATCACTTTGAGATAATCTCTAACCCTAGTGTGAGGTACTCCCATCTTAATACAGCGATCTTCGATCTCTACCAAACTCGCTTCTTCCTTCATGTCAGCGATAAAGTTCATATGAGGTATTTCTATCTCCATGCGTTTTTTAATCACATTGTAATTAACATGAATGTTGTGAGTCTTCATGACACCCAAGACATTTTCTTTTAGGTTCAACATACGACCTTTTTCTGAGGTCACAAAATCGACATCTGTGGGAACATCGACAAACTTAAGAGCAGGGATAACTTCGCCACTGACAGCCCTGTGGTCGTTGTAGTCACCTTTTGTTTCAGGCATGTGTACCTCAGCCATGCCACCTTCTTTAATGATCCACTGACAGGCTTTAATAGCCTCTTTCTCACCAGTCTTAGAGTCATCGTTATCTGCCACAAAGATGTGTCGTCTGTCTTTAAGTGTTTCAAAAACGCTTTCAGCAACCTTCGATAGGTTGTAAGCATCGAAAGAAACAAACACAGGACATGACATGTCTCGATAAATGTCAGCACAAGTTGCGTAACCCTCACCATAGTAAATCGTGTCTGAGGTCTTGAGTATTTCTTGTCCAAGAATAAAAAAGCTACCTGCTTTTTTAGAACCAGTCAAAAAACGCTTGGTGCCATCGTCAGAGATAAATTGCATGCCCACCACAGTGAGATCATTGTTCAACATAGGAATCATTAAGAGTCCATTTTCATCTACCTTCAAACCATAAGATAAAACTCCTTTGGTTTCTAAGTAAGGATGTTTTTCACAGTCTTCGCCTTTCTCCCACATAGCCTGTGAGCGTTTAGCAGATTTGGTATGTTTCTCAGCCTTCTTGACTTCGACTTCTTTCTTGAGTCGATCTATTTCTTCTCGTTCAGTCTTGGTAATGGTTTGGCGTTTACGATTCTCAGGTTTCCAAATCGCTGTCGGTTGGTCTGTAGATACTCTGTAATCTCCCACCCTTCCAAATGGAACACTCTGATCCATCCACAGTTGATACCAACCTGACAGCTTCCTTTCACCACCTAAGTTGATGTAAGCACGACCAATACTCCCATCAACCACCAAACCTTTGCGTGGATCAACTTCCATGCCTTGTTCAGATAAAAAACTTAAAAATTGTGACTCTATATCTCCTGATAAAGGTCGTTCAAAATTCTTGGAAGGTGGTCGTCTAATTTTCAATGTCTGTTTTCCCTGTTGCTATATCTATAAAAGTCTGTACAATCCTAGACTAATTTACAAATAATTACAACCAATGGAGTAAAAAGATTATGAGTTTAACTATTAAATCAGATAGCAAAGAGTTTGAAGCTCTACCTGAAGGACAACACTTAGGTGTCTGTTATAAGATTATAGACCAAGGGAGCAGAAATGAAACCTATCCTAGAGATGCAGAACCAAATTCTGACAACACTAAGAAAAGAAAAACATTAAGTGTGACTTGGGAAATACCTGAGCAAAAAATGACTGATGGTAGACCCATGAGCATTTCTAAAACTTACACTGCATCATTAAATGAGAACGCCACCTTATATAAAGACTTAGTTACATGGCGTGGCAAATCATTTACCAAAGAAGAACTTGATGGTTTTGACTTGGACAAAATGATAGGTGCACCTGCTAATTTAGAGATCGAGCACAATGCCAATGGTAACGCTAGAGTCAAAGCTATCTTTAAACCTGATGAATTTAAAAAGACTGAGACTATTAATGCAGGGATTATCTTTGACCTAGATGTTTACTGTGAAGAGTTTTCAGGTGATAGCACTGAGCAAACCAAAGCCATGTGTGATATTTATGATGGTTTACCTGAATGGCAACAAAACCTTATCGAAGAAAGTTTTGAACTTAAAGGTGCCAAAGAGTCAGGTTCAAGTTTTGAAACATCTGAGACTTCAAGTGGATTAGCTGATCTTGCTAAAGATGAGCCAGTCAAAACTGTTACAGACGAAGACATACCATTTTAGTTTCTGTTGGGTGACTTAGCTTTTTTGTTAAACATTATGCTTTCCCTAGTTGCCCACAGAATTCGTTATGAGTGATAACACTGATTATGTAAATGAGCCACCTCACTACTTAAAAGGTAGGATTGAGTCAATTGATTACATCAAACAACAATTAGGTGATGGCTTTAAATATTATTTAGAAGGCTCTATGCTGAAGTACAACCACAGGTTTAAATATAAAAACGACAATCCATTGGAAGACTTAAAAAAAAGCCAATGGTATCTTGATCGTTTAATAAAGGAATTATCTAATGAGTGAAGAAGGCATCAAGTTTACAGTTTATCCATTGCCATCAGCCATGATGTTGCAACACGATTTAACTCCTGACATGGTTAATTTGCTGAACAAACATCTTAATAGTCTCAGGGTTGATAAGAATAAAACTTCTAGTGGTGACATCTTAGTAGGACAAATCTATACAGGTGAACAACTTACCATGGATCATAAGTGTGATGAATTAAAACCATTCACACATCTTATGGAGAATCTAGGAGTTCAGTACATTCAACAGTTTGTCAAAATGACTCGTTGTGGTGTTTATCCTAAACGAGTAGAGATGGATCAACTGTGGTCAGTACATTCTTATGCAGGTGACTATAATCCAGTGCACGATCATGGTACTCAGTCATTGATGGGTATTTCTTTTACCACTTGGACTATGGTGCCACCACAAATTAAAGACAACAAAAATTTAGATTTATACAACTCATCAGGTGCAGTTGATGGGTACCTAAATTTTATTTATGGGCTCAATCAAATCATTGATCCTGAAAGACTGCGACCTGCACAAGCAAGAATAATTAAACCTGAAGTTGGCAAGCTCTTGATGTTTCCATCATGGCTACAACACATGGTGTACCCTTTTCAGGGTGAAGGTGAAAGACGAACAGTGGCAGGCAACTTAAACTGTTGGGATGTAACACCTGAAGAAATGGAGCAATCAAAAGATGGAATTTAAAGAAGGCGTTTACGAAGACTTACCCTTTGAGGAATACAATGAGATACCTGCGTATCGAGCCTCAGACCTAAAGCAAGTCGATCAATGTGTGTACACATGGAAGAATAGATCAGGATTTACTGAATCACCTGCTCTGTTAGAAGGTCGAGTACAACACACAGTGTTCTTAGAGAACCACAAGTTTGATGATGATTTTGTCATACAACCTGCGTTAGATCGTAGAACCAAAGCAGGCAAAGAAGCCTATGAAGACTTTATGGCAACTGTCGGTAATAGAACTGCAATCAGCCAAGACTTGTACGATGTGTGCATGGAAAGAAGAAGAGTGGTACAAAATTTTATTCCAAGCAATGTCAACGATAAAACTGAATTAACTGTTTGTTATAAATTGTATGGGCAAAACTTTAAATCTCGTTTTGATTGGTACGATGGTAGGCATGTTTGGGATTTAAAAACCTGTCGTGATGCTTCACCTAGAGGCTTTAAACAAGCGATTAATGTTTATAGGTATCATATGCAGGCTTCTTTGTATGTAGATGCCTGTAAGAGCCTAGGATTGCCTGTAGAGGGATTTTCGTTCTTGGCACAGGAAAAGGCTCATCCATATCCATATGTTGTTTATACGATGTCTGAGGAAGCCTTGGAGTATGGCAGAGCTAAGAATGAGCAAGCACTACATACTTTGCTAGAAGCTGAACACAAGAAAGATTACAAGCCTTACAATGTGCATGGCACTCAGTTAGTTGAGTTACACGATCTATGGTGATCCATTAGCCAGTAACCACTCCATTCGTTTTCGATCATACAACCAAAAAACCAATAGGTATCTATCACCCATTTCCACAGGTAATCCTTTGTGCATGTGGGTAAAGCTAGGAAAGATCAGTGCATGACCTGTGGGTAAAGGTTTGACTTCACCATAGTTATGAAACTCAGTGCCACCACCTTTGTACTTACCAGTGTTTAGTGGTACCACCACACTGATGTCTGCTGATTCATCGTGGTGCCAAGCACCTTGTTGTTTGTCTTTAAGATTGTAATTGGCTATTTGCACTGAACCTATGTTGGAACAGTTGCGTTGCCAAATAGAATAGATAATTGGGTTAAGCACTGTTTGAACCACGAACCACATGTTGCGATATAACTCAGGCACTTGATCTCTTAATACTATTTCAGGTATTTGCCTGAGCTCATCTTCCTCTTCATTGGCTTGGAATTTCATTGTCTTGATTTCATCGACTAACATCTTGCAAAACTTTCGTCTAAACAATGGCACTTTGTAAATGTCAGGATGTATCTTGGTGATGTGTTTTTTCAGTGGTGTTTCTTGCATACGATCTACACCATCACTGGAAGAAAACTTAGATAAGATTGGTAAGGATTCTTCGACTGCTTGATGTGTGCTGTGCATGATTGACCAATGCGATTGCATTGATAATAGATAGTTATTTAACTTATGAATTGTCACATAAGAAGTTTACACGCTTTATTCCTCAATAAAAACCATGTAAGTGTCATCTTCTATTTTTAAGATTCCTAACACTTCTTCACCTTTAAACTTGCGTAATGCACCTACAAAAGATTTTGCTTTGACAGTTGGAGTGGAGACTTCGATTTCACCATCCTCAGTATCAAGAATAATTGCTTTGAGTAGGTTCATTTGCCAAAGGCTAGTTTGTGAATGATCTCTTCAATCTTGCGATATTTAACTTTTTCTTCTTGGGTTTGTTTGTCTTTGTCTAATAAAGGTAAACCCAGTTTTGATAGTGCCTCAATAATGATTTCTCTTTCTGTATCATTAAAAGCCATGCTTTGATTTTTATTGATAGCAAAATAAAGTTTGCGATCATTGGCTCTGTCTACCAAGTCTTTAACCATTTCAGGATATTCCTTAGTAGAAGCGTTTTCGAGTTTATACTCGATTGTAATTGTATCTAACATTATAAAACCTTTTTAGGATCAACATTTGCCAATCTTTCAACTATATGACTGGTTATGTTTCTATTATAATCTCTTTCTTTGCGATTAGTAGCATCGGCTTTGTTGCGATAAGTAGCTACAAAAAGGTTTTCTCCATGTCTGCCATAACTAGGAATGTATTGGTAAACATCGTACATGATTGTGGTTGGCATTATGCTACCTCCTCAATTTCTTCCATAAACTCAAAATTTGTTTTCCATAACTCATTTATTCTGTCATGGTCAATTACAGCTTTTTTTAGAGTAATCTTTCTGCCATATCCATCTACAACAGTATTGCCCTCTTCATCTAACATTTTTAAAATGCCACTGTCTATAAAAGTAGATACAAAGTATCTGCCACTAGAACCTTCTAATTGTAAAAATAAACCACTGTCATAGTGTTTTAATGCTTTTTCATATACATTTGTATTT